GACCTGCCTGAGCAGGAAGCCCTTGCCCTATTCGCGCACGGATACGCACAGCCCGTACCCCCTGCTAAAACCCCCGCATTTGCCCCTCAGAGCAACGGAGAGGCGGCGATTATCCACGAGGCTAGGGAGATAGCCACCAAGCCAGCCCGCAAGCTGGGGAAAGCCAATAAATGATTCAACACCTGAGCAGCCGGCAGATGAGCGTAGGCACCGCGGCAGCCTCAGTATGTGAGGGCTATGTGGCGGGCACTGAAGTGCACCTGCACGCGCTTGCAAATAACTCTAAGGATGTGCTGGTTGGCGCTGCTAACCTGACGCTTGCCAATGGGTTTGTGCTGCGCAAGGGTGAGCACATTACAATTAGGCTGATGGAGCGGCAGACCCTGTATGCTATCGCAGAGAACGACGGGCAAATTTTGACCGTACTTGCAGTTGGGGGTATTTAATGAGCTACGCAACACTGGCAGAGTTCAAGAGCGCTATAGGCATTGGCACCGCTGATACCACTGACGATGGTGCGCTGCAGTCTGTGCTTGACGCAACTGATGCGCTGATTGACCTATACACAGACCGCAAGCAGGGTTTTGGCACTGCATCAGAAACGCGCTACTATACCGCCGGTGATTGGTCATATGTATTGACTGATGACATTGTGAGTGTGAGCCAGCTGCAGACTGATGATAACGGTGACGGCACATACGAAACCACCTGGACGGCAAACACGGATTATGTGCTTGCTCCGCGCAACGCTGCGCTTGATGGCTGGGCATACACAGAGATTGATACCAGCACCGCTGCACCCAAGGCATTCCCCGTTGCGGTGTATCTTGGCGTGAAGGTGACGGGCGTATTTGGCTGGCCTTCAGTGCCAAGCGCAGTGAAACAAGCCGCAATTATTCAGGCTGGTGCTGTGTGGTCATCCCGAACAAGTCCATTCGGAGTGATTGGCTCGCAAGAGCTGGGCGGGATTTTGCGCCAGACACGCGCACTGCACCCTGAAGCGCAGGTGCTGCTTGATGGATTCCGCAAGCGGGATGGATTGGCGCGGTGAGTTTTAACGATGTCACCATTATCAATGCGCTGGCTGCGCACCTAACTGCGAAGGCTGCGCCTACCGGTTACGCGCTGCGCACCGTCCACGCATACCCCCCAGATAATCTTGCGGTGGTGCCAGCGGTGGTGATTGTGCCAGCTGAGGATTCAGTTACCTACGGTGCTGCCAATAGGAAGGTAACGCTCAACCTTGCGGTTACCGTATACCTACAGCCCCAGGCTGATATGGGGCGCAAGTATCAAGACCTGATGGCGTGGCGCACCTGGCTGCGTGATAGTCTTATTGACGGTGCGACGCTTAACGGCACTGATGCGGTGGCGCAAGCCAGCGTGACGGGCACCAGTATCGGCAATGACCAATGGGCGGATTCAGACTATCTGACCGTGACCGCAACCGTAGAAATCTCTAGCGTGGAGGCTATCAATGCCAGTGCGTAAAGTCACCGAAACCGTAGAGCAGATTGATGTGCAGTATGTTGAAGGCTCGCTGCCTCGTGGAGAGTTTGTAGGCGGGTTACCGCTTGACGGCTCTACAATCAGCGTGCCTGCTACTATTGCTCAGGCGTGGATTCAGGCGGGCGTTGCCAAGCCTGTAAATAAGACAGCCGCACCAGCGGCTATTGAAAAGGAGTTTGAGTAATGCCAGCAGCCAGCGCCGGTAATGTGATTTTTAGCAAACTAGTGGCCTTCAGTGAAGCCACTGCAGGCACCACGCCAACGCTTACAAGCGGCGGGCGTAAGCTCTTGGTCAGCCCTACGGGCGTGCTCTCAACGGGCACTACGCTAGACCTTGGCCCTGAGCGCAGCGTTGCGCTGCGCAATCCTTTGCTCTCCAATACTGCAACGCTGGTAAGCGTTGAGCCAACGATTAGCGCGAGCGTGCCAGCAGTCAGCATTGGTGAGCTGCCAATTTGGCTGTCAATGACAAAGACCGTAAGCCCAAGCGGCACGGCTGCGCCATACGGCTGGGATTACAACTATTCAATGACGGCTGCCAATAGCCCAAAGAGCTACAGCCTTGTGGCTACGGATGGGCAGCAGCAGTATGTGGTTGATTACTGCCTTGCGGAATCAATCACCATTGCAGCAGACCGCTCTGGGCTTACAAACCTGAGCGCCAACCTGTTCGGTCAGACTATTACGAAAAACAGCGACACGCTTGCTGACGGCACGCCAACCAGCCCATTTATGGCTGGGCGTTTGTGGAATTGCTACCAGAGCGGCACCGCATTTCCAGGCACCGCATCAGGAACGGCCTTCCAGTACCTGCTTGATTTCAGCCTTGAGTTCAGCAGTGGTATCACCAAGCAGGCATACCTTGCGGGCACCACAACCTTTAGTACCCACGCAGAAAGCAACCCGTTCACGGGTACGCTCACAATGACGGTGAGCAGCACCGCCTCAGCCGTCAGCGTGTGGTATGACGCATACCAGGCTGGCACGCCAGTAGGCGTGAGGCTAACCTGGACATCAGGCAGCTACACCGCCCACATCCTTTGTATGGTGGTGCCAACTGAAGTGCAGCCAATGGCTGGCGCTGAGGATGGGCTTACCACGATGGCGGTAACCGGCACGCTGGTGTATGACGCTGCAACGGCAAAGAGCCTGCAGATTGTTCTAGACAGCGATTTGAGCGCCTTGCCATAAGGCTAGGCTTATAGGGGAGGGAATAAATGGCACAGAGCAAGCCAGAGTTTCGTACAGTAACCGTTGACCTGCCAGCACCTTTTGAGGGCTGGCAGGCAACACTTAAGGCAGAGGGCATTAGCGCCCGCATTCTCATTGAGCTGCAAAGCGGCGATGAGGGGCGAGCGATGACTGCCACCAAATCGCTGGTGGTTAGTAATAACTTTCTCACTGCTGATGGCGAGCCTGCACAGGATGTGCTTGATGCGCCAATGGAGGCGCTTGGGTTGATGTTGCGCGGCTGGACGGAGGCGGTAGCAGCACTCCCCCCGCGGTAAGGCTGGATGCGCAGCGGATGGCTGCGGGGCGCGCAATCCAGCCGCACCCATACTTAATGGCGCACCTTATCGGTAAAGAGTTTGGCATTGCACCGCACGAGGTTATGGATTGGGAGGCGGGTGACCTACTCCGCACCTTTAACCTAATGGCAGACCTGCAACCAAAGGAAGGTGCAAAGCGTGGCTATTAGTTTTACCCTAAAGGTTGACCCTAATTATCGTGCGCTTGAGCTTGGCTTTTTGGAGGGTTCAAACCCAAGCGCCTACAAGCGCCTTATGTCTTTTGCCACAGTCAACGCAGCGCGCACCTACGCCAAGCCCATTAAGGATGCAGCCCCACGCGGCAAAACCGGCAACCTTGCGGCTGGCGTGAAGGCACGCTCAGGGCGTTACTCCAAGCCAAGCGCAGTGGTGGGGCCGCTCTTTGCTGGGCGAGGCTCTAAGAAAAATCCTTGGTACAGGTGGCTGGTAGTGAAGGGCACGAGCGGCAGGCGCAAGACAAAGCGCGGTGTGGTTGCAGTCAAGGCAATTAGCCCTAACAGGTTTGTGAATAAGGCGATTGATAACCAAAGCAATGAGCAAAAGGCGGTGCAGGCATTCCACAATACCGTGGAAGCCTTTTACAATGACAATATTTTTAGGGGTAGAATTCTGCAGTTCAGGCGCGGCAACCAAGGCTTTGGTGGAGCTGCTGGCAAGGAATTCTTTGGGATGATTGGAAGGCTGGTTAAATACTAAATGGCAAGCGCAACTAGCACCGCAGTATTCGCAGTTGTTGCAAAGGATGCAGCAAGCGGCGTAATGCGCGGCATTGGCAAGCAAATGGGAAGCCTTGGCAAGACTGGCGGCGCTGTGTTCAAGAGCATTGCGGCTGGTGCTGCGATTGCCGCCGCTGCTATCACCACTGCCTTTGGGCTTGCTGCCAAGTTTGCCAAGACCGCCATTCAGGCTGCGATTGAGGATGACGCTGAGCAGCAGAAACTTATTGCCACCCTTAAGGCACGCGGACAAAGCACAGAGCAGGCAACCAAGCGCGTTAATGAGTTGATTGAGGCAGGGGCAAGACTAGCCTTCACGGATTCAGAGGTGCGCAAGGGTTACGAGATTGCCAGCGCATTCTCAAAGAAATACAGTGACCAGCAAAAGATTCTTGCCACCGCACAAGACCTTGCGCGTGCAAAGGGCATTAGCCTTGAAACAGCAACCAAGCTCACAGGAAGGGCGTTTGCCGGAAACACTGGTGCGCTTTCTCGCTACGGAATCCAGATTAAAAAGGGAGCCACAGGGCTAGAGGCTCTTGGCAAAATTAACAAAAAGGTTGCTGGAGTTGCAGAAACATATAGCAAAACTTTTGAGGGGCAATTCAAGGGCGTGCGCATTGCCATTGATGAAACAGTTGAGTCAATTGGTTTTGCTATTGGCGGCGGCGAGGGGCTGCCAACATTCACGCGCTTGCTTGAGGGAATCCGCCCAGTGCTTGACGATGTGCTTGGAGAGATTAGCGACAATCTGCCAAAGATTGAGCGCTTTGGGCGCGAGCTGGTTGAGAAATTTCTAGCCAAACTCCCAGGCTATGTTGCAACCGCAAAGCGTGAGTTGCCAATTCTCATTGATAAAGCCACCAAGTTTATTGGCAGTGTGGCTGGATTCGGCAAAGATATTGCAAGCTTCCTAGGCCCTGAGGGGCTTGTAACTGCAGGAATTGCTGGGCTTGGGTTCAAGATGGGCGGCTTGGGCGGAGCCGCGGGTGCAGTGTTTGCATCAGAGTTTATTAAAATGGGTGTAGACCCAATTACCGCCACAATCACCGGCACCATTGCTGGCGCGCTCACCGCTGGTGTAGTGCAGGGGCTTGGCAGCGCGCTGGCGCAGGCTGCCATCACAAAGTTTCTTGGGATGTTTAAGAGCATTCCCGTTACGCCTAGCATTCCCGTGGGGGTTCCTAGTGGCGGCACGCCAGGTGTTGTGCCAATCGGCTCAACACTTAAGGATTTGGGAATTATCGGAATCCTCTCAGCTGGGCTTTCAGTTGGGCTTACCGAAATTGTGCCGCGGCTTACAAAGGGCGTAATGGAAGCACTTGGTATGAATACAAAGCCAAGTGCAAATCCAGCAGACCGCGGCGGCGGTATGTTCGGGGCACCACAGGGGGTTGGAACGGCTGATTACTTTATTGACAAAATCTTTGGTGGAGGGAAGCTATACGGGGCAATGAAGGATGGAGTTTCTGAGGGAATTGCCCCGGTTGCCGCATACCTTGGTAGAGATATCAACTTTACCAGCCAGACCACTCTCACCCTTGACGGCGCGGTGGTTGCTGAGAATGTTGGAAGGCGTTTAGGGCTGCTTAACCCTAACCCCCGCCGCAATAACCCGTAATGTCAAACCCGTATTCGGTCACCATTGCTGGCGTGGGCGGCGGCACCGCAAACCTGCTCACGCTACCGCTCTCAACTGCTGGCACCACTCCATACATTGAGCTTGGCAGCCTAAGCGCAAATGTGAGCGCTGACGGCGGTGGCAGAATGTCATTTGATGTGTTGCAAACCGAAACCCCTATTGCTGGCCCTTGGTGGAAGTCTGGCAACATTCCCGATAATGCGCGTGTTCAATTTCTAGACACACGCTATTCCTCAGGTACGGCACTTTTTCTTGGATATATCTCAAGCATTGATGCAAAAATGCTTGGCAGCGGATTCGGCACGAGAGCAACGGTGAGCGTTGCGGATGCTGACGGCTGGCTTGCAAAAACCCTAGTTAGAAAGTCATACACCGGCACAGACATTTATCAAACCGTGGGGTCATTTAAGCAGAGTGGCAATAGCCTGACTGACCGTGACCACATTAATGCGCTGCTCGCCAGAATCCACAACCAAGTAAACGATGCAACCACGCGGCAGATTTTAGACACCAGCGTTATCAGCGGCAGCACCCGCGCTATTTATTCCGGTACAGCCGTAACCCTTGGCACGCTGGATTTTAAGCCAACTACCCTAACTAGCGCAATTAGCCAGATTTCAGAGGAAGCAAGCGGGATAACTGGCACCCCATACAATTTCTATGTTGATGGAGCTGCGCGCCTAAACTACGGCCCGATTGCTGTGCCAGGCACGGCTACCGCGCCCGCAGAAATCGTTACTGACCCTACGGCTGCACGCACTGGCAGCGCTGGTACAGCTACGCGCCTGCTTGCCCACAATCTTTCTGTGACCCTAGACCACGATGCCATTGTGAAGGGTATTTTTGTGCAGGCAGCAGACTCACGCGCTGACCGCGATGGCAATGCAAGACCCATTACCAATCAGCCATACTTTCGCACCTATAACGGCGGCACGCCATTTATCGGCTCTGGGCTCACTGCGCGCACTGGCCCGCTACCCCAAGAGGTGTTTAGCGCGCCTAAGGTTGGCGGCTTTGGGCTTAGCTCTCGCTCCAACAAGGTGCAGCGCCTCACACGCGGCACAATGCAGGTGCGCTCAAAGCCGGTACGCACCGTTTCATTTAATATCTCTGGCGCTAACCTTGCACAGACCGCAAACCCAAATTGGGAATATGGGCTGGTGCAGGGTTACTCATCAGCAGGCTCGCTCGTGTCTGCGTGGCTGCCAGGGCAATTCGTGAAGGTGACAGCGGCAGAGCTTGACCTTAATGAAATTCTGCGAATTGCAAGCGTCACCTACTCTTTTGAATCTGGCGGCTCTTATCAGTTGCGCGTAGGTGTTGAGGCAGAATATACAAAGCGCAGTGCGGTTTCCGCGCTGCTTTCTAAGTTTGGAGGTAGATAATGTCAGAGCGATACGGCACAGACCTGACGGCGCTTGGAGGCTATGAGGGCGGCGTAAACAGCGAAAACGGCGCGGCACTTGTGAGCACGAGCAGCGACGGCGAGACTGCGCTGCTGTTCGGCCCAGCCGCGCTGCGCGAGATTCAGGCAGGTATTGCCAACGGTGACTTTGCCATCTCACCAGATGACTCCACTGGAACTATCACTGATGCGAACCCGCTGCCATATTGGACATTCACGGATGTAAACAGCGCAGGGGCAATCACTTGCGCGATTGTTCCAGACACTGGTGTTGGCTCAGGCAATCTGCTCAAGTTTACCGTTGCAAGCGGCACCCTGACTGGTAAGAGCGCAACGCTCACGCGGTTTATCCCTGTTCCTGCATCAGCCTCTCGCTCATTCTCTTACTATCTTGAGGCTTCATTCCTCAACGGCACTCCTGGAGCGGATGGAGCAAAGGCAACGGTGCAGGTATCTGGTCAGTTTTATGAGCAAGACCAGACCACAGCAACAGGCTCTCCATTTATTGGTGACGCTGAAGCATTCAATGTATTTGGCGCGGCGGCAACAGGCGTTGTCGCGCCAGCACTCTACAGCGGAGCGCCTGAGCGCGACAATACAACAGCGCCTGCTGATGCTGCCTTTCTCAAGGTAATAGTTACCGTTGCAACGGTTGCAACTCAGACTGCAGATATTGTAGTTAGCTTGACTGAGGTGCGAGCAGCACACGGAGTGCCTGAGCTACTGCTGACTGATAAGGATGACCCAACTCTTTTCAACCCAGCGCTCATCAGCACTGGGTTTGGTGGGCTGTCTTTGTTGTCTGGGGACGGTCAAGGCTCCCTGGGGCTTGGTTTTGATGTTTACCTTGATGCAGGAAATGAAATCAACATTAGCGCTGCAGGGGACATACTCATTCAGACCCCCTTTGATTTGAATGTCAACGCGGATAATGTGAACATTGTTGAGCCTGATGGCGCAACGCCTGGGCGCATCAACTCAGGAAGTCTGCGCCTATCTGACACCACCGATGCGAGCCTGAGCAGCACAGG